TCAAGGAGAGAACAACATGATCGAGTTTATAGCATCTTTGGCCCCAGAGGGCGAAACAGCCCTGATAGTCAGGCAAAAACCCAAATTAAAAGACGGAGCGTTGGATTTTCACGCCGATGGGGCTGTCAAAGCCACCTGGCCGGCGTTCTTGCCCAGCCATAGAACCAAGGCCGGCGAGTCATGGTATGGCAACACCGCCAGCTTTATCGTGGAGCGCTTCAAAGACGGCCATGTCAGCGCCAGCGCAGCGAACTGCGAGTACATTTTGGTGATGATGCTGGACGACATAGGCACCAAGAGCAAGACCCCGCCCCTGCCGCCGACATGGATCATGGAGACATCAGCCGGCTCGTTTCAGTGGGGCTACGCCTTCAACGAGCAGCCCACCAAGGGCGAGTTCAGCGCGGCCATCAAGGCCATCGCAGACGCTGGCTATACAGACCCTGGCGCCATCAATGCCGTTCGCAATTTCCGTCTGCCTGGCTCAGTCAACCTGAAGCCTGGGCGCGATAACTTTGAAGCCCGTTTGGTGGAGTTCCACCCAGAGCGCGACTACAGCCTGCCCGAGATATGCGCCGCTCTGGGCGTGACGCCAGCCGCCGCCGACAGCCTGACCCTGCGCCCGATCCGCATCAGTGATGATGGCGCTGACGATGTGCTGGCGTGGCTGTCAGCGCAGGGGCTGCTGCTGTCCAAACCGAACCAAGAGGGCTGGGCCGGCGTGATCTGCCCCAACAGTGAGCAGCATAGCGATGGCAACCCAGAGGGCCGCTACATGCCCGCCAATCGGGCGTACTGCTGCCTTCACGGGCACTGCGTTGATCTGGATTCCCGCACCTTCCTAGATTGGGTGGCCGAGAATGGTGGCCCAAAGCATACGCCTGGGCTGCGTGAAGAACTGTTCACCGCTGCGATGGAGGGCGCGCTTGCCAAGCTGACGCCGAACGATGTATTCACAGACGCCGCCGCCGAGCGCATTGCCGAGGTCGAGCGCAAGGAATTAGGCCGCATCGAGAAGGCCGACTGGTACGAGCGGTTTGCGTATATACAAGACGATGAGTCGTATTTCGACATGCAAGACCGCCGCGAAGTCTCCCGCCAGACCTTCAATGCCCTGTTCAGGCACATTTCGTGCAAGTCAATTCACACCGGACGCAAGATCGAAGCGTCAATCTGCTATGACGAGAACAGGCAGGCCAAGGGCGCTAAGGCGCTGGTCGGCATCACCTACGCCGCAGGCGAGTCGGTGCTAGTGACCCGAGACGGCGACATCTACGGCAACCGCTGGCGCGATGCGCGGCCAGCAACCGCAGCCGGTGATGTGACGCCTTGGCTGGAACACTGCCGGCTGCTGGTGCCCGAGGCCAAAGAGTTAGAGCATATCCTGGATGTGATGGCGTTCAAGTTGCAGCACCCCGAGATCAAAGTCAATCACGCGATTCTGCATGGCGGCGATCAGGGGTCAGGCAAAGACACCATGTGGGCCCCCTTCATCTGGTCAGTCTGTGGCGCGCACCTCAAGAACAGGGGCTTGCTGGACAACGACACCATGAGCAGCCAGTTTGGCTACGCCTTGGAGTCTGAGATTCTGATTCTGAACGAGTTGAAAGAGCCAGACGCAAAGGAGCGCCGCGCGCTGGCAAACCGCCTGAAGCCTATCATCGCAGCGCCGCCCGAGATGCTCACGATCAACCGTAAGGGTTTACACCCATACGCGATGGCAAACCGCGTCTTTGTGCTGGCGTTCAGCAATGACCCCGTGCCCATCAGCCTAGATTCGCAGGATAGACGCTGGTTTTGCGTGTGGTCACATGCCCCCAGAATGACCCCAGACGCCGCCGCCAAGATGTGGGCCTGGTACAAGGCCGGTGGCTTTGCAGCAATCGGGGCATGGCTTGCAGCGCGGGATGTGTCGGCGTTCAACCCTGGCGCAGCGCCAATGATGACCGAATTCAAATTGAACCTGGTTGAGCATGGCCTTTCGATAGCAGAATCATATTTAGTCGAGGCCATGCGCTTGAAAGTAGGCGAGTTCAGCAAAGGCGTCATTGGTAGCCCCTTTCACGCTGTCTGCGACAGGCTGGCAGGGTCAGCACCGGCAGGCGTTAAAGTGCCGCAGCAGGCGCTGTTGCATGCGTTCAAAGAAGCCGGTTGGGTTGACCTTGGCCGTGTGGCGTCATCAGACTACCCAAGCAAAAAGCACCTGTATTGTGCGCCCGACATGGCCGGCGGTAACAAGTCCAATTTACGCCGACTTGTAGAGGATGCGCCAGCGGCAGCGCTGGTCAGGGTCAAATAAAAAAGCCCCGTGAGGGGCTTTAAAGTTTCAGAATGATGGCAAGTAATGCGGCAGCTAAGACCGCCAACACTACGGCCATCGGGCGCGTTCTTCTAACTCTTGCACAACCGCAGGGTCAATGATCGGCATGACACTAACGCCGTTCAGCCATGCACCGGTTAAAGTGTAAATGTCCGGCCATCCTGGATCGTCCAGCGTCCGCGGTTCGCCGGCTTCAAATTCAAATTCGCATTCGAGGGCCAGCCCTCGCACTGTGTAGGGTACGCCTTTCATGCGTCAACCCCTAGACTTTCCAACAGTGAGCGCGCTTGTTCAATAGTGGCAATGGCCTCTTCAGTCTCCCCATGCGTTAACTCGCAAAGGGCGGCGTTCAGTAGTTGCAGAACTAACCCGTAGGATGGAACTCGCATATCTATCATACTTGCACCTCCGGCTGTAACGCGCCGGCCAAAGCCAGCAATTCGGGATCGATAAGATCAGGCTCACTAAACGCGGCCATGTCGCCATCCATGAGCGCTAGCAATTCGGCACATTCGCCAGACACTTCTTCAGCGAGGGCGCTTTCAGGCGCTTCCCCGTTCAGCACTTGCGCGGCCAATTCTTGCGCGCGGCCTAGCATGGCTTCGAGCCTGTTGTAGTCTGCTTGTTTCATGCTTCCACCTCAAAAGTGTCTTCGCCTTGAACTTGGCTGATGTGTTCGGTCAATGGTTGCCAGTCCCAAGGCATGATTTTGCTGTTCATGTTCTCATAAGCGCGCACATAATCGGCGGTGCTCATGCTGGCGCCTTGTGGCGGGTAAAAACGCGGTTTATCAGCCTTTACCTTAACTTTTTTATGCTTACCGGTGCACTTGGCATGGTCTGCAAAAATGGTTGATGTGTCGCGCAGTTTGTAAGTAGTGCGCCCGATAGTGATTGTGTTCATGGCGTGGTTTCCTTAAAATTGAGAGTACAAAAACCGGCCGTCTAATTCGGCCACAATTTGGGTTCGGTCGTCCAAGTAATCGCGCACGGCCGCCTGGTGCTCCTCCTCTGTTTCATTTGGCGGCAATTCCAGCCCATAGGCTTCTGCGATCTGCTCGACTGTATCTTCTGAGTAGTCGCAGCAAAGCGCTATGACATCAAGTTCATAGGACGGCGCGGCGTCTTCTAAATAGTCAAACAGAGCGCCAAGCCCCTCATAACTGAATTGCTCATGCCGGCCATACGCGCGAAAGGCATCGCGGAAGTCTGAAACATTGATTGTCTGGATCATAATTTACTCCACTGTTATCGGGACAATTTCCCGCCTATGCGCCCTACATAAGGCGCATAAGCTGGCATTGTCAGGCGGCGTGGCGTTCAGCGATATCGCCCCATGAACTAACCCGATAAACCCCGTTATGCCGCACCAATGTGGGCGCGTAAGTGTCGCCGGCGTTCAAGTACATGCACCCGCCTTGTTTAGTGTCGAAATATTCAACGCCATGAAAATCGCCTAGTTCGTTCAGGCATTCCATGCGGATATCTTGCGTAGTGGGCGGGTTATAGCACTCAGCAGCGCGTGCGGCGCCGGCTGGCGTTCTTAGCAATTGCTCACGATTCATAAGCAAAATTGCTTTTGCGCGAGCGGCATTGTCGCCAAAAATGATTTTTAGGGTTTTGATTGATGGTGAGCGTAGCATGGCGGTTTTCCTTTATTTAACTAAAACATCAAAATATGCAAGCATCAGCGCGACGGCGCCGGCGATTAACGCCAGAGCGCCGGCGGCGTTCAAAATAGCGGCGCGCATGGCATGGCGGCGGGTAAAGATATAGCGGGTCATGATTTAGCCTATTAGGTTGATGGATTCGCGGTTGATGGGTAAGCACTCATAGAACGCCTCAAGGCTTTCATAGAGCACGACATATTCGTCGTTGATGCCTAGAATGCGGCCATCTTTTAGCTGTACAAAGTCAACCATCGTGCCGCCTCCCGTGTTCTCTGTGAATACGCGGTCAATGTAATTTAATGAAGTCATGTTGCTAGCTCCTTAGATGATGAATTCGGTTGATTTGTAAGCACCATATGCATAAACTACGCTGTAAATTTCATCGCGGCTTTTAGCTGTGCGTGCCGCGCGATACAGTGCGGACAATGCGCGAGCCGTGTAGTCAAACCCTAGAACGGGTGCAGCGGCTTTGATTCGGTCTATTTCGCGTTGCTCTGATTTGGTCATGTTGCTAGCTCCTTTGGTTGTTGAAGTCTCTACTGTAACAGATTCTCTTGCACTTGAACGGGCTTATTTTTACTACCCTCTCACCTATATAGCAGGGAAGAATCGTGCCAGTTGCTGTAAGTGATTGATTTACAAGACCCCTCCAAAACCCTATGTAATGGAATTGCTTACAAAAACTTGGGTCATTTGTGCTAAAAGTTTGACGCCAGATTAGGGGCGTTTGACACATGCGCGCCCCCAATGAAAAGCCTATTGTTTGGGTCATTTGGGTCATTGATAAGTTGAATTATGAAGTTATCAATATACTGTATATATATACAGTGGCAATGTTATAAGGCAGCGACTTAAATTTGATGGCTAAATGACCCAAATGACCCATCGCGCCAAAGCCCCCAGAGAGCGCCAAAAGCCCTCGCATGTGCCACATGGGTCAACATGTAGGCCATGACCCAAATGACCCATGCTATGTGGCCGCATGGCCGGCTCGCATGTTGCAAGCTGTCAACCTGTTTGGGTTAGCCTAAATGACCCATGCGATCTGGCGTGAGCGCCCACTAACCAGGATGTTAGTCAGCACTCACTCACCAGGTTGTAAGTGAGTGCTAACTGGGGCGGTGCATGTTAGTAAGTGCTCACATACCAGGCTGTAAGTAAGCGCTTACTAACTTAGGGGGTGGGGGTAGGGCCGAGCGGCAGGGCCAGCCGGTAACGGAGGGGCTACAAACAAAATTTTTTTTAGTATAAAATCCGCGCACACGTACCAGTGGCTGGAGAATCCATGTTTTACTCGCTTCCATTTGAGGCGCGCAAAGTCGAAGCGACAGAGGCGCGCTTAAACCGAATCTACGATGCTGCCAAGTTGGGCCTCAAAGGCGACAGCTTGGCTATGGCTGCGGGCATGTTGCCTACCGAGTACCGCCAACTGTGCCAGCTTGACCCGATCGCCGAAGTTGCCGCGTTAAAGGGCAAGGCTGATGGCGAGATAGAAGCCTCACGCCAACTGCACAAAGCCGCCGCCGAGGGGGACGCCAAAGCCAGCCTGGCAATTCTGCAACACGTCCACGGTTGGGTCGCCAAGCAGGCCATTACCATCGACGTGGATCAGCGCATCTCAATCACCGCCGCCTTGGCCGAAGCCGAGCGGCGCGTCATGGACGTTATTGAGAACAACCCAAGTGAATACCTCACGCCACAACTAGATGCAGTCCACCAAGTACAGCGCTGAAGACGAACAAGAGTTGATGGCGCGGCTGTGGTCGCCCCAAATCAAGGACAACCCGCTGGCGTTCGTGATGCTGCTGTTCCCGTGGGGCGTCAAGGGCACGCCGCTGGAACATTTCAGTGGCCCGCGCAAATGGCAGCGCGAGGTGTTGCAAGACATCGCGGCGCACATCAAGCAAAACGGCGGCAAGATTGACTTCGATACCCTGCGCGAAGCGGTCGCGTCAGGCCGTGGTATTGGCAAGTCGGCGCTAGTCTCATGGCTGGTTATCTGGATGCTGTCCACGCGGATCGGCTCAACAACCATCGTGTCGGCCAACAGCGAGTCGCAGCTGCGTAAGGTGACCTGGGCCGAGATTACCAAGTGGCTGGCGATGGGGCTGAACAGCCACTGGTTTGAGGTCAGCGCCACCAGCCTGCAACCGGCCAAGTGGCTGACCGAGTTGGTCGAGCGCGATCTGCGTAAGGGCACTCGGTACTGGGGCGTTGAGGGCCGGCTCTGGTCGGCTGAGAATCCAGACGCGTTTGCGGGTGTGCACAACATGGACGGCGTGCTGGTCATCTTCGACGAGGCCTCGGGTATTGATGACGCCATCTGGGCGGTGACGGCGGGCTTCTTTACGGAGAACACGCCCAACAGGTTCTGGTTTGCGTTCTCCAACCCCCGCCGCAACACGGGGTACTTCTACGAGACGTTCCACTCCAAGCGCGACTTTTGGAACACCAAGGTGGTGGACGCCCGCACGGTCGAAGGAACAGACAAGGCGGTCTACCAGCAGATCATCGACGAGTACGGGCCGGACTCAGCCCAGGCGCACGTCGAGGTGTACGGCCAGTTTCCAAGCGCGGGCGATGATCAGTTCATCGGCGCCAATACGGTCGACGAGGCCATGAAGCGGGTCAAATACCAAGACATGAGCGCGCCCATTGTGATCGGTGTCGATCCGGCGCGGTTCGGTGCGGACGCGACAGTCATTGCCGTGCGGCAGGGGCGCGACATCGTGAAGATCATCAGGCACCGAGGCGACGACACCATGACCGTGGTGGGGTATGTGATTGACGCCATTGAGGAATACAAGCCCACGCTGGTCGTCATTGACGAGGGCGGGCTGGGGGCGGGCATTGTGGACAGGCTCAAAGAGCAGCGCTACAAGATCAAGGGCGTAAATTTTGGCAACAAGTCCAAAAACCCGATCATGTACGGCAACATGAGGGCGCAAATGTGGGGCGACATGCGGGAATGGCTCAAGACGGCCAGTATTCCGAACGACAGGTTCTTGAAGACGGACTTGATTTCGCCTATGATGAAGCCTGATTCACGTGGAACAATCTTTTTGGAGTCGAAAAAAGACATGAAATCACGCGGTTTAGCCTCGCCAGACGCTGCGGACGCTATTGCAGTGACGTTTGCCTTTCCCGTGGCCCATCGGGGCGAGTACAATGCGCGCACAACCACCCGCCGAACGTATTCAGACACTTCGGCCAACACATCTTGGATGGGAAGCTAGATGGCAACGAAAAAAACTGTTTCTTTGTCTGTCGGACGCGGTGAAAAACTGCCCGTATCCAAGGGCGCTGGCTTGACCGAGAAGGGTAGAGCCAAGTACAACGCTGCGACTGGCTCAAACCTCAAGGCGCCGGCCCCAAACCCCAAGACCAAGGCAGATCAAGGCCGCAAGGATTCATTTTGTGCAAGAATGGGTGCCGTAGCGGCCAACGCCAAAGACGGCGAACGCGCTAAAGCAGCCCTTAAACGATGGAAGTGCTGATCATGGCAACAAAACCTGGCCTCTACGCAAACATTCACGCAAAACAGGCTCGTATCAAAGCCGGTTCTGGCGAAAAAATGAATAAGGTTGGCAGTAAAGCTGCGCCGACCAAGCAAGACTTTATAAAGTCGGCTAAAACTGCAAAGAAAAAATAATGTCTAACACCAAAGCAACTGGCGTTGCATACCTAGACCCAGAGTTCACCACTTGTTATGCCAGTGAAGAAATTGGCTACGCCCTTGCTGGACAAGGCGCGGTAACTCAAGAGACAAGCAAGTCAACTGGCGTCACGCTTAATGCAAGCATGGGCCGAATTACAACGAACGGCGCAACGCTCAACACGTTGACCAATGTAACTTTCACACTGACCAACAGTTTGATCAGCGTTAAAGATGTGATTATTTTGAACGTAAGTTCTGGTGCTACATCGGGCGCGTACAACTGCTGGATTAGCAGCATGAGCGCGGGCACTTGTACGATTACACTGAGAAACATCAGTGGTGGAAATTTATCCGAAGCGGTTGTAATCAACTTTGCAATCATTCACGGAGCGTCTTAACATGCCGCTTGTCAAGTCAAAAACACCCGAGGCTTTTCGCAAAAACGTCAAGGCCGAAGTGGCTGCTGGCAAGCCTGTAAAGCAGGCCGTGGCGATTGCTTACTCGGTCAAGCGTAAAGCAGAAAAGAAAAAATAATGGCAGACCCAACAGGCATAGTCGCCGCCGCAGCCGTTGCTGTTGGTGGTTCGGCCAAAGACAAAAGCGATGCGGATGTGTTGGCAACGGCACGTTCGCGTTTGGACATGGCTGTTTCGGCGCTGTCTGAGTCGCGTGAAGATGAAGTCGATGACCTGAAGTTCTACGCTGGCTCGCCCGACAACCACTGGCAGTGGCCTGCCGATGTGCTGGCGACTCGCGGCGCGGTGCAAGGGCAGACGATCAACGCACGGCCCTGCCTAACAATCAACAAGCTGCCGCAGCATGTGCGTCAGGTGACAAACGACCAGCGGCAAAACCGCCCAGGCGCCAAAGTCATCCCCGTGGACGACAACGCCGATGTGGAAGTCGCCGACATTTTCAATGGCATGATCCGGCACATCGAGTACATCTCGGATGCTGATGTGGCCTACGACACGGCCTGCGAAAACCAAGTGTCCTACGGCGAAGGCTACTTGCGCCTGCTCACCGAGTATTGCGACGACAACACCTTTGACCAAGACATCAAGATTGGCCGCATCCGCAACTCGTTCTCGGTCTACATGGACCCGATGATCCAAGACCCGACCGGCGCGGACGCAAAGTATTGCTTCATCACTGAAGACCTGACCCGTGCAGAGTACGAGCGCCAGTACCCAGACGCAGCGCCCATCACCACGCTGCAATCGCTAGGCGTGGGCGACCAGTCGATCAGCAACTGGCTCAACGAAGACACGATTCGCGTTGCAGACTACTACTACATCGACTACGACCGCGCTACGCTGAACCTGTACCCTGGCAACATTACCGCCTTTGAGGGCACACCCGAAGACAAGCAGCTAAAAGCCATCTACGGCAAGCCCAAGCGCAGCCGCGAGGCTGACCGCCAAAAGGTCAAGTACTGCAAGATCAACGGCTACGAAATCCTTGAGAAGCGCGATTGGGCGGGCAAATACATCCCCGTCATTCGCATCGTTGGCAACGAGTTTGAAGTCGATGGCCGCTTGTATGTGTCGGGCTTGGTGCGTAACGCCAAGGATGCCCAGCGCATGTACAACTACTGGGTTTCGCAAGAAGCTGAAATGCTAGCCTTGGCCCCGAAAGCGCCATTTATTGGCTACGGCGGGCAGTTTGAAGGCTACGAAGACAAGTGGAAGACCGCAAATACGACCAACTGGCCGTATCTGGAGGTCAACCCAGACGTCACAGACGGCCAAGGCGCTGTTTTGCCGCTACCGTCTAGGGCACAGCCACCGATGGCCTCTAGCGGCCTGCTGCAAGCCAAAGCGGGCGCTTCTGAGGACATTAAGTCCACAACCGGCCAATACAACGCATCTTTGGGCATGGGCAGCAATGAGAGAAGCGGCAAAGCAATTCTTGCGCGTCAGCGCGAGGGCGATGTGGGCACCTACCACTACGGCGACAACTTGGCCCGTGGCGTTCGGCACGTGGCCCGCCAGCTTGTGGACTTGATCCCGAAAATTTACGACACCCAGCGCATTGCTCGCATCATCGGTGAAGATGGCGAGACAAAGATGGTCAAGATCAACCCTGACCAAGATCAGCCAGTCAACAAGATCGTTGACGAGCGCGGCATTGTGATGGAGAAAATCTACAACCCTGGCGTTGGCAAGTACGATGTCGTGGCTACCACCGGCCCAGGCTACGCGACCAAGCGCCAAGAGGCTCTTGAGGCAATGGCCCAACTGTTGCAAGGCAACCCGCAACTGTGGGCGGTAGCCGGCGATCTGTTTGTCAAGAACATGGACTGGCCTGGCGCTCAGGAAATGGCTAAACGCTTTGCCAAGACCATTGATCCTAAGCTCATGTCAGACGGCGAGGACAATCCAGAACTGCAAGCCGCGCAGCAGCAGATGCAAGCGATGGGCCAAGAGATGGAGCAGATGCACCAGATGATCCAGAACGTGGGCAAGTCCATTGAGATGCAAGACATGGAGCGCAAAGATTTTGAGGCTGAAGTTAAGCTGTACGAGGCCGAAACCAAGCGCATTGCCGCTGTGCAAGCTGGCATGACTGAGCAGCAGATTCAAGACATTGCAATGGGCGTTGTAGCTGCGGCGATGGAGTCACAAAACACGGTGAACCAGATGCCTGAGATGCGTGAGCAGTCTGAGATGATGCCGCCTGAACAAGAAATGATGCCACCACAAGGAATGCCACAATGAAAGCCGCTGACTTCATAGGAATTTTGTTCCTAGCCCGCGATGTGACGCACAGCGTTCACCTGAACACCCGCAGCTTTAGCAAGCACGAGGCGCTCAACATTTTCTATAACCGCATTGTTGGTGCGGCTGATGATTTTGCCGAAGCCTACCAAGGCCGAAATGGTCTGATCGGCCCAATCACTCTGCGCTCGGCAAAAAAGACCACCAACGTCATTGAGTTCTTAGAAGAATCGTTGGCTGAAATTGAAGGCGCTCGGTACAATGTCTGCGATAAATCAGACTCATCACTACAACAGTTGATAGATAATATCGTTGAGATTTATCTGCGGACTTTGTACAAATTGAAATTTTTGGCATAAGGAAACATCATGGCTAATTACACACAAGCTGCTGCAACAACCCAAGTTAAAGTTGGCGCTGGCAAGCTGTTTGGCATCTTTGTGTCAGCATCTTCAAGCGGTACTTTGACAATCTATGACTCGGGCGCGGCCAGTACCGGCGACCCTAAGATTTCCGACACTATTGCCGTGTCAGCGGGCACAAGTTATTTAAACATCCCCGCTGGTTTGTTTTTTAACAAAGGTTTGTACATTGTGCTTGCCGGCACTTCTGCGGCGTTTACTGTCGCTTACGAGTAAAGGTTCAAAATGGCCGTCTTTCTCTCCCCTGTGGGCGGCGTTGCGGCCCAATTTTTTACCAATAACGGCGTAATCCTATCTGGCGGCAAGTTGTATTCATATGCTGCGGGTACAACAACACCTCAAGCCACGTATACATCTTTTAGCGGCGTAACAGCGCATACCAATCCAATTATTTTGGATTCGGCGGGGCGCGTACCTGGCGGCGAAATTTGGTTAAACGCGCCCCCATACAAGTTTTTGCTTAAAACTAGCACGGACGTTTTAATTGCTACTTACGACAATGTTTTAGG